GGGGGGGGGTGAAATGAATGCGGAAGCACAAAGAAACGGAGCAGGAAGCCATAGAGAGACGAAAGCAAATGTATGGATGCGATGGAGAGTGTGTATATAGCATATACAATCCGGAGACAAAAGATTACGAAGAGTATATGTGCGGAGGAGTAGATACTTGCGATGAAACAAGAGTAAGTGAATGGATAGCAACAATAGTAGCAGGAATAATCGTGCTGCTTACCCCGATACTGCTTGTGGCAGGGGTTATATTTTTTATATGGCTGTGCGTGGTCTGAGAAAAAAAGAATAGGAGGGTGGCAACCAATGCAGTGTAAGAATTGTATGAAATTCAAAGGAGACTGCGGGCATCATTTCAGAGATGAACAAGGCCATATCGTCTACGATTGTCCGAGCGAAAGTTGTTGTGACCGCTACGGAAAATGTGATTACTACGAGGAGAAAAGAAATAAATATCAAGTGCAACTGGATTTGATAGAAAGCGGCGATGTGGAAGAATTAGACCTCGAAGTGGTAAAAGAGGCATTAGAATACACGATGGTGAAAAGGAGGTGAGAAAATCCTATGAGGTCCTACAATCCGTTTGGTACTTGCAGGAATTGCGGATGTCAGATTATGTGGGTAAGAACAGTAGCCGGAAAGAATATGCCGGTTGATCCTACGATGATAAGCTACCGCAGGCCAGGAGCAGGAGTTAAAGCGAAGGAAAAGATAGTAACGCCGGAAGGCGAGGTTGTATGCGCTGATAAAGTAGATTCAGAGAAAGCAGAAGGTTTCGGTTACATCTCACACTTCGCAACCTGCAAAGCAAGAAACCATTAAGCAAAAAGAAAGCCGCCCCTTTGACAGGACGACTCGTGACTGAGAATATTATACTCGCAAATGCGAAAAGAGTCAAGGAGGCGACATTATGGCAACGGAGGAAAAGAAGAACCAGGAAAGACCGGCTGTTTACGTTCTCACGCAGGAGCAGATCAATCAGATTGCTGCAGTAGGTGCCAAGGAAGGAGTAAAGGCATTCAAGGAAGAGCAGAAGAAAGAAGAGCGTAAGCGTAAGAAGGAAGATAGCAAGGTAAGAAAGACAAAGAAGCTGCTGAGTTCGTATAGGAGAATCAAGGCGACGTTATCAGACGGAGAGGAGTTCACACCGGAAGAGCAGGCAGAATTGAGATGGAAGTTCATTGAGGACCTTATGGGGAACACAAGGGAGATAGCAGGAAAGTCCGAGAGGACAATCAAAGATACGGAACGCAAGAGAGAAGAGGATCTGTACTGTGTGTTCCGGATAGAAAAAGCGACAGAAATGTACCGTGAAGAGTGTGAAAAGAGCGGAAGCGAAGAGGCGAGGCGACGTTTCAGAGAGTTAAGCATGATGTACCTGGGCGAAAAACCTTACACGGTGCAGGAGATTTCGGAAGTAGAAAACATAAGCGATAAGACCGTCTACAAGGACATAGGAATAGCTTGTGGCATTGTGGCTATTTACTTACTGGGTGCGGATTTCTAAACGCTCCCTGTGGCTGTAAATGCACCAGGTAGAAAATGAGTAGGTTGCATAAAGAATTACCAAGTGGTAATATGCTAATTAGCCGATAACCCAAATGTCACCCCTAAAAATAGCCAGTTGTATTTCTTCCCAACGGCAGGCAAGGCAGGGCGAAATCCCTGCCGGTTAGCCGAAGAGGAAATGTGAACAATCGGTTAAATAAGGCTATTTCAGTGTACTTAGGCAGGTCTGTATAGTATAATAAAACTATAAACAACCAGCATTAAAGGAGTGATTGAGATGGCAATTTGGATTAGCAGGTATAGTAACAAAGAGTTACAGAGTGGTAAGTATTACCCGGTTGGAATCAGCATCGGGACACCGAAGTTTCCGCTGGGGTACATGCTGAGAAAGCAGTGTTATTCGCTGGCACCTAAAGGCTATATGTTGAATATGGAGCTTGAAAGATTCAAGCCTGCATATTACGAAAAGCTGGAAGGTATCGGTACAGACAGAATCATTGATATGGTTCAGCGAATGGACGAAGAGGCAAGAGCCGAAGGAAAAGAGCTTGTGCTTCTCTGCTACGAAGATGTGAGAGTACCGGGTGACTGGTGCCACAGAACTGTATTCGCTGAATGGTGGGCGGAGCAGACCGGAGAACTGATCGAGGAGTTATATGATCCGTCAGAGCCGAAGGTCAAGAAGCCTGCAGCAAAGAAAGAAAGCAAGGAACCTGTCAAGAAGGCAGTCGAGGCCAGGAGAGAAGAACCTGGTTACGAGCAGCTGAGTTTGTTTGGTTTGGCAGGGATTTAATCATAGCATCCGGAACTGGTGTAAGTAGCACGTGGCTATTCCATAGTTAAGGTCCTGTTCATCGCAGGGTTCCGGTCCAAAAACAACGGCATCGCATCCGAAAGGGTACGGTGCCTTATTTGTTATCACGGAACGTACCTCAGTGTCCTTCGGGTCTGAGGTCTTTTTGTGCAATATGCTGAGGCAGGTATCAAAAATCCCCGGGTCAGTACCAGGGAACCGCCTCGGCTTTTTGTATATATTGAACAATTTTTAGGGAAGGAGACAAGGATATGGCATTTTTTATGGATCCGGGAGCAATGTTCCTGGGGCGCTTAGGTCCGTCGGAGCAGAAGTTTCTCGTTACTCTGATAGAGACGGCAGCGAAGTCCGGATATACAAGGTTCGTTGAGCCGTGTGCCGGTACCTTTGCAATGGCGAACCTGGCAGTACAGAATGGGTTTAAGCCGGAGCAGATCGAGACCAGCGACGTCAATATGATGTCAACAGTCCTCGGATATGCGATTACCGGCCAGTCATTAGAGCCGCTGGAAATCCATGCACAAGGCTTTAGTGACGAAGAGCTTCTTGACCCGGCAACAGCATTGTATGCGCAGTTGTACCTCAGAACCTCGAAAAATGCGGGCAATGATTATTTCTATCAGATACTCACAGACCTACGCCTCAGACGAGAGGAACACATCGAGAGTATCAATCGGCAGATAGAGGTAATCAAGAACCTGCTCGGTGGCATGAGCTACAGACCATTGGGTATGTGGGAGCATCTGAAAGAGGTGCTGGACGATCCGCACGCTTTGGTTATTGCAAACCCACCGACCTACTTCTCCGGATATGAGAAGTTCTACGACACACAGGGCAAGATGACCTGGAAGGAACCGCCGTATGAACTATTTGACCCGGAGACAGGACACCAGCAGTTTTACGACCTCTGCATGGATGCGAAGGCGTTGGTTATCTGCTACCAGGAGAAGAGAGTAGGCGAAGCCGTAGGATATACGATATACGCCCGCTCCGGCACGAGAGCAGATTTGAATGCTTACATCACTACGAACCGGGAGGAAGAGGCAACCGCCCTGGCAAACGGCAAGAAGATAAAGCGCCCGGCAGAGAGTAAGTTACAGCCGTTAGACTGCAGTATGCTTCCGAGAGATTATGTGATCCGGGAAGATAGCAAGGTACAGGTTATCCCGATTAAGTCAGCAGAGGCTCAGTATTACAGAGAGTTATGGACTCACAATTTTGTTGGTTCATCGGCGACGTTCAACAGGGCATTGCTGATTGATGGCTATGTGGCTGGGGTATTCGGCATCTCGAAGATGGCGGCAGACAGCGTATTCGTTTGGTACGTGATGAAGGTGCCACACAAGACATACCGCCTCGGCAGGCTGTGTTATATGCTGGCGCAGAATAGAGATTTTGTAGATACACTCCTGGACAATATCGAACAGGAGAAGGTCACAAAGATGCGCACCGCAATGCTTACCAGGTACCCGGAGAACAAAGAGGTACGAGGCATCATGAAACTGGTAAACAGGGTTGAGGACAAGAAGAACGGCTACAAGCTCACGTATGAGGCTGAACTAGTAGAGGGAAGAACCGAACAGCAGACGCTTCAAGAATGGCTAAGGAGGGAAAACGAATGGCAGAAGAACAGAGCAAAGGCATCCAGCAAATCGAAGGATGCGAAGTAATCTATGATATGGGTTCCGGCTTGGTGATCGCCAAGGTTCCGCTGGATAAGGTTAAGGAGCAGGACATCAACGCCAGGATAATGAAAAACGAGATGCAGGATCAGTTGACCGCTAATATCAAGAAGCGAGGACAGCTGGAAAGCCTGCCTCTTTTTGTTTTGGTGGATGGCAAGTTGGAAATCATCAGCGGCCACCACAGAGTAAAGAGCGCACGTGCTGCAGAGATGAAGGAAATCATCGCTATTGTCGATGTGTCCGGTCTCTCACGAAGCAAGATTGCGGCAAAGCAGCTGGCACACAATGCAATTTCCGGTTTCGACGACGACAGTACGTTGAGAGAAATCGTGAAGATGATAGACGATGTGGACGATATGATTGAGTCATTCGTCGGCAAGGAGATCATGGAAGAACCGCTGGAACAGTACGACAAGATGCTGAGTCCTGCGGTTCAGTTTGATTTTAAGAATGTGACGTTTACATTCCTTCCGCACCAGGTAAAGGATATGGACGCACTGGTTAAAGACCTGGAATCAAAGGCTCCGGACATTGTGGGCGTGGCATCCTACGAGCAGTGCAAGGGATTTGTGGAGACACTTAGCAAGTATCAGAAGTTTACGGACATCCGAAACGTCGGTGCGGCTATCCACTCCATGATCGAGAACGCCGCTCAGAAGATGGACGACTGCGGTTTCACAGAGGAAGGAGAATGGACCTACCTCGCTAAACTGTTTGGCAGTAATGCGGTACCGGGTGAGTCCGCTTCCGTTATTCAGCAGGCAATCAAGAAAGCTGAGAAGGAAGGGACAATCACGAGTAAGAACAGGTGGCAACTGATCGAGTACCTATGTGCTGACTACCTCAGTGGCAGGTAGTTAATGTATGGCAGCTAAGCCAAAATACAATGCCCCTTACCACGATAACTGGGCGTGGTCTTTGGCTGCAATGGGTGCCACCAATGAAGAGATCGCCCTTGCCATGGGAGTCTCCGAACGAACCATTATGCGATGGGCCAAGGAACACGAATCATTCGGCAAGGCGCTTGGAGAAGGTAAAGGCGTATCAGATGCGAAGGTAATAAGGAGTCTCTACGAGAGAGCTACCGGCTATGAGTACGAGGAAGAGAAGAAAATCATTGAGTATGACAAGGACGGTAATGTAAAACCGGTCAAGATTGAAAAGACCAAGAAGCACGTACCGCCGGATGTCACAGCTCAGATATTTTGGTTGAAAAATCGTCAGAGAGACCGTTGGCAGGATAGACCACAGGACTATGTGGATCAGACCAGCGACAATGACGCAGAGGTTCAGATTTACCTTCCGGATAATGGGAGGGACGATTGATGAAAGAGAAAATCGTATTAGCTCCGCAGAAAGGACCGCAGGAAATGTTCTTAGCTACTTCTGCGGATATTTGCATTTATGGAGGCGCTGCAGGCGGAGGAAAAACCTTCGGACTGCTGTTAGAGCCGCTTCGGTACATGGACAATCCGGACTACAACGCAACTATCTTCCGACGTGACTACACGCAGGTAACATCTCCAGGAGGATTATGGGATAGTTCACGAAAGATTTACCGCTACGTGAAAGGTTCCCAGCCGTTAAAGACACCAAAACTACACTGGACTTTTAAAAGAGGCGCATCGGTCAATTTCGCCCACCTCGGACGTGATGAAGATTGCGACGACTGGCAGGGTTCACAGCTCACGATGATAGGATTTGACGAGCTGACACACTTTAGCGAGTACCAGTTCTTTTATATGCTGTCTCGAAACCGTACAGATTCCGGTGTAAAGCCGTATGTACGAGCCACCTGCAACCCGGACGCAGACTCTTGGGTTGCTGAGTTCATTTCCTGGTGGATAAACCAAGAGACCGGCTACCCAATACCGGAACGGTCGGGAGTGATCCGCTGGATGGTGCGACTGAATGAGGTCGTTACCTGGTTTGACAGCAGGGAAGAGGCAGTGCAGGGAGCTATCGAGAACGGTGTCAAGCCGGAACAGGCTGAGACGATGCCTAAGAGCGTGACGTTCATTGCGAGTACGCTGCATGATAACAAAATTCTGATGAAGAATGACCCAGGGTATTTAGCCAACCTGCAGGCGATGGCTCTTGTGCAGAGAGAGCGACTACTGCATGGCAACTGGAAGATTAAAGCCGCCGCAGGTTTGATGTTCAAGCGAGTAAAGGTAAATATGCTGGAAGAGATACCGCCCGATGTTATCAAGTGGGCGAGAGGCTGGGACCTTGCGGCAACATCTGAGGATGAAAAGGGAGACCCGGCATACACAGCAGGCGCGCTGATCGGAAAGAGAAGAAACGGACGGTACATTGTGGCCGACGTTATCAATCGCCGGTTGAGTTCGTCCGATGTGAGAGAAATTATAAAGCAGACCTGCATAGCCGACAGGGCGAAATACGGAAGGGTAGCAACAAGACTTCCGCAGGACCCAGGCCAGGCAGGTAAAGACCAGGCACAGAGTTTTATGAAGCTCTTGGCTGGTTTTACTGTTAAGTGCATTCAAGAGTCCGGAGACAAGGTAACGAGAGCAGAACCGTTCTCAGCACAATGGTTAGGACTTGAAGGCATGGATAAAGGCAATGTCGACGTGCTGATTGCACCGTGGAACGAAGAGTATTTCAACGAGTGTGAGAACTTCCCACAGTCCAAATTCAAGGATATGGTGGATGCAAGTTCGTCAGCATTTACGGAGTTAGAGAGTGGTGCTACATACTCAGCGCCGCCTAAGGATAGCCAGTTAGGCAAGAGCAGTTATTGGAATAAGTGAGGTGAGAACAGATGGCTAACAAAGAAATCGGTCGCATAGGTCAGCGACGCTACGGAGGAACAATCTACGAAGAGTTCCTTCACGAACTGAGAGGCACACGAGGAATAGAGGTCTACCGTGAAATGTCTGAGAATGACGATGTGGTAGGTGCGATCCTCTTCGCTATCGAGATGCTGGTAAGACAGTGCGACTGGAATGTAGAGCCGGGAGGCGACACAGCAAAGGACAAAGAGGCTGCAGAGTTCGTAGAAAGCTGTATGCACGATATGCAGGACACCTGGACGGACACAATTTCGGAAATCTTATCTTTCCTCACTTACGGTTGGAGTTTCCACGAGATCGTGTATAAGCGCCGTATGGGAAATACGAAGAACCCAACCACGAAGAGTAAGTACACGGATGGTTTGATTGGATGGAAGAAGTTGCCTATCAGAGCGCAGGAAACGCTCTACAGATGGGAATACGACAATGAGGACAATCTGCTGGGAATGACTCAGATGCCGCCACCGGACTTCGGAACGTACACGATACCAATGAGTAAGGCATTACTGTTCCGTACAAAGAGCAGGAAGAATAATCCGGAAGGGCGAAGTATTCTGAGAAATGCCTACCGATCCTGGTACTTCAAGAGACGAATCCAGGAGATTGAAGGTATCGGCATTGAGAGAGACCTTGCAGGACTCCCGGTAATGCACGGACCGGAAGGGTTAGACCTTTGGAACGATGATATTGAGGACAACAAGCAGACACGAATTGCGTTGGAAAATATGGTAAAGAGTATTCGCAGAGACGAGATGGAAGGTGTGGTACTTCCGGCAGGATATGAGTTGGAGCTGTTAAGTTCCGGCGGCACCCGACAGTTTGACACGAATGCGATCATCAACCGCTACGATACCCGAATTGCAATGACGGTACTGGCGGATTTTATTTTCTTAGGGCATTCAGAGACCGGTTCCTGGGCGTTGAGTTCCGATAAGACGGAGTTGTTCGCTATGGCAATCGGTGCATTCCTAGACATGATCTGCGAGACATTCAACAGCCAGGGCATCCCGCCGTTGATCGATATTAACGGTGAACATTTTGCAGGCATCACGGAGTACCCAAAGATGTCCCACGGCGACATTGCAGATGTGGACGTAACGAAGGTTGCGGCATTCATCAAGGATATGACTGGCATCGGAATCTTAGTACCGGACGACGGACTGGAAGATTACATTCGCCAGGTCGGACACCTGCCGGAGAGGACAACGGACGACAGAACAGTAGACCAGCGGCGTAAGCAACAGGCGGAGCAGAACCAGCCACCGGAGCCTGAGACAGCCGCAGGAAGCGATGGAAACGACGAAGGTGAAGAAATCCCCGACAATGTGGCGGAAGCCGCTAAAAGGCGATTAGGAAGGAGCGGTGCAAATGGCAATAAGGTTCATACGACCAAAGCGAATACGCAAGGCAAAGACACCGGGCAGTCAAGAAGTCCTACGCAGACTTGAAGAGTACCTGCAGAGCGAATGTGACGAACCGGTTGAAATCCTATGCGGGTTTTGGCAGGATCAGCAAGACGCCATCACGTACCAGGAACTCCGAAAAGCAGTAGCGGACGGAAGCCTTAGTAAAGAGACGTTAGAGGCTTGGCAACAGGATTACTCAGTGCTTGTTGCCGAGAGATTGCAGTCAATGTGGACGCAGGCAATAGCAGCGGGACCAACCGGGCAACCAATCCTGGACGGTCTCGCTTTTGAGTTTAACACTCAGACACCTGGCGTTCTCGACTGGATCAGTGAAAGAGGAGCTGAGTTTGTCACCCGATGCACAGAAGAACAGAAGGACGCAATAGCGGCACTCCTGGAAAAGAAAATGAGAGAGAGCCATACAGTAGATGAACTGGCAAGGCTCATTCGTCCATGCATCGGTCTGACAGAGGGTGACGCAAGAGCAAACGCCAGGTATTATGACAATATCGTGGCTACGATGCGAAAAGAACATCCGAGAATGAAGATTGAGAGCATCCGCCGGAAGGCATTGGACGCTTCTCAGAAATATGCAGAGAAACAGCACCGGGCCAGGGCATTCACAGTCGCTCAGACCGAGAGTGCTTTTGCTTATAACCGTGGAGCCGATGAAGGCATACGCCAGGCACAGGGCGAAGGGTATCTTGGAACGATGGTAAAGAGATGGAGTACGTCCGGAGACGATTCGGTGTGCGACATCTGCAATGCGCTGGAAGGTATTGAGGTAGATATGGACTCCGACTTTGATTTCAAAGGAAAGGTTCTGTTTGCAGGACAACATATGTTACCACCTGCACACCCGAGATGTGCCTGCGCTATCGAGTATATCGAAGTGGCTGCACCGAGAGGAAGGAAGTGAGAAAGTGAAGAAGTTCTCTGATTTCATCAAGAAGTCTGCAGAACCGCAGAAGAAAGAGCCTGCCAGCAATGTGATTAAAGGCAGGTTTAAGATTGCCAAGTCCGACGACGACAAGCACCTGGCATTTGGCTGGGCGAATGTGGCTATCCGTGCTGACGGAGAAGAGATTGAGGACTGGCAGGAGGACATCATCGAGCCGGAAGAACTGGAAAACGCAGCATACCAGTATGTGTTACTCTATCGTGAAGGCGGAGAAATGCACGAAAGAGGCGGAGCTGCAGTCCTGGTTGAATCTGTGGTATTCACGGAAGAAAAAATGCAGGCAATGGGAATCCCGGCAGGCACTCTTCCGATTGGTTGGTGGATCGGCTTCAAAGTAACCGACGAGGATGTATGGGAAAAGGTTAAGGACGGCACATATCCGATGTTCTCAATCGAAGGAGAAGCCGAGAGAGTCGAAGTAGAAGATGAAAACACCTTGTAGAAATGGGGCGTATTGAGTTTTTCAGCAGTCCCAACCTTATAATTCCACATACGAGAGTGCAATAAGGGCATAGGTAGTTCGCAATATGGAGACAAATCTAAGCAAAAAGAGCAAATTGATAAAACAGATCAGCAAGGCATCCGATATGGTACCTTTTTCTGATTTCCTGCTCGAATTTATGGATCGCTACGGTTTGAATAACCTGCGAGAGTCCACAGTAGAGCAGTTAGAAGAGTTTATCAGCAACAGAAACATCATTCCGTTATTAAGAGAGACGCCGTAAAGGTGTCTTTTTTAATATACAAATCTTGCGGAAAGGAGGAAGCAAAGTGGCAACAAAGTTAAAAAATCTCAGAATCAGCAAGGTTGATTTTGTAGATGAAGGTGCAAATCCGGATGCTCACATTAAGCTGACAAAGAGCAAAGGCGAAAAAGGGCAGTCCACAGGAGAGAATGGCGATAAGAATGGTTTTGTCAGCCGATTGTTCGGTTTCATCGGCAAAAAGGCCGGCATGAACCAGGAAGAGATCGACAGTGCAGTAGAGGAAGTTCTGAAAGGCAACTCTGTTAGTTTCAATGAGCGTTTCAATGAAATCAAGAACAGAAAGATTGCTGATGAAATTTGGGATATATGCTACGCACTGCAGGCAAGCCTCTGTTCGATTCTGAATGACGAGGAGCTGGATAGCACCGGCGCAGCAACAGCGATGAATGAGAGCCTTGACGAGTTCACTGCAGTAGTGAAGGAAGCGATTAGCAACTGGTCCGGCGGAAAGGTAATCAACATCGTAAAGAGTGACGAGGTGACGGAGAGTGACCTGGCAATGATGAAGTCTGCGGCTGCAAGGCTGAATGACAACATCGAGAAGGCACAGACCGCCGCTGGAAAGCCTGCCGGAGAAGGAGACGATCCGGAGGTAGACACAGAGGACAAAAAGGACCAGGGCAAAAAGAAACAGTCGAAAGGAGACAACGAAGATATGAAGATCGACAAGAGCAAAATGACCCAGGCTGAGCTTCTCATTCTCGAAGATATTGAGAAGAGATACGGCGTGGCAGACGACCCGGCTCAGACAGAGCAGACTCCGGAGGGAAAACCTGCGGTAACAAAGTCTGTTGAGAAGCCTGAGCAGAACCAGGAAGCACCTGCAGATGGCGAGGACATCTACAAGGGACTCAATCCTGCTGTTAAGGCAGAAATCGAAGCACTCAGAAAGTTCCGTGAGGATGCTGAGAACAGAGAACTTGAAGCCGTAGCAGGCAAGTATGAAATCATCGGCAAGAAGAAAGAGGAGCTTGTACCTATGCTCAAATCTCTCAGAGCTACCGGTGGAACTGCATACAACGATATGATCGCCGTTCTTGATGCCACCGTGGAAGCGGTCAACAAGTCCGGCGTTTTTTCTGAGGTAGGCAAGTCCGGCCACGGCTCTGTGCACGTAAGTGATGCAGAGGGCAAGATCGAAGGTATCGCCAAGAGCTATATGCAGAAAGAACCTTCCATGAGCTATACGGATGCGCTGGCTAAGGCTTGGGAAGATAACCCGGACCTTATGGACGCATACGACGCTGAGGAAGGATTTTAAGGAAGGAGGAAAAGACCATGGCAAAGAGAAACTTCAACGGCTCACAGATTAACCAGTCTGTGACAATCGCAGAGCAGGCCGGTGCTGCTATCGACGATGCGAGAAACCTCATTCTCAAATATGACGAGAATGGAGATGTAGTCGTAGCAACCGACGGCACAGCACCTATCGTAGGCATTGCAATTATTGAGGCAGGCTATAACGACATCTCCGGAGCAGAGTCCGGAAAGGTTGCAAAGGGCGACCAGGTAGATGTTCAGATTAAGGACATCGGCTACATTCTTGCTGGCGGAGCCATCAAGAAGGGCGAAGAGGTAACTGCAACCGCAGGAAAAGCAACAAAGGCAGCTGACGGAGATTATGTGATCGGCGTGGCACTTAGCAATGCGGCTGAGAATGACTACGTGAGAGTTCAGATTTCCAAGTATCAGAAGAACGCCGCAAAATAAAGAAGGAGGAAAATGGTAAATGAAAAGAACAGCAAAGAGCATCCAGGCAGACATTGCCAAGGGTGCTTTCAGACCACACACAGCGCTTTCTACTATGGCGCTGGCTTATTATCAGCAGGATTCAACAACCCTTGCAAAGAATATGTTCCCGGTTTGCCCGGTAGGGTTATCCTCTGACAACTACTATGTATTCGACAAAGAGGATCTGTTACGTGATAACTGGCAGAGAAAGCCTGCATACGGCAAGGTTGACCCTGCGGTAATCTCTGAACACACAGAGACCTATGCTTGCGCAGTAGATCAGATGATTATGGGTATCGACTCCATTCGTCAGACTGACCTTAACCGCCGCCAGGGACCTCGTACTGCGGACCCTCGCCAGCAGAGAACTAAGGTTATGGCAGCACAGGCAAACATCCACCAGGATTCGGATTTCTCCAAGTCCTTTATGAAGCAGGGAGTATGGGCGAATGAAGGACAGGGCAAGGATGATACAGCTGTTTCCGGAAATGAGTTCATTAAGTTCAGCAACGGCAACAGCGATCCTATTGCATTCTTCGATGCAAAGAAAACTGCCATGAGACAGGCAACCGGCCGTACTCCTAACAGATTAGGACTCGGTATCAACGTATTTAATGCGTTGAAGGTACACCCTGCAATCCTCGAGAGAGTGAAGTTTGGCGGTACAACTGCAAATCCTGCAAATGTTACCGAGAACGTGCTTGCACAGCTCTTCGGAGTTGACAGAATCGTTATCGATCAGACCGTGCAGAACAAAGCCGGTTTAGGCCAGGCTGCAAATATGCAGTTCATTGGCGATCCTAACTCATTCCTGTTAGCGTATGCAACAGATACACCTTCCATCGAGGAACCTTCTGCAGGTTACATCTTCACTTGGGACATGTTAGAGAACGGCATCTTACTTCCGGTACTCAACTACCAGGGTGAGGCCGGAACACATTCTGAGTTTGTCGAGGGTCTTATGGCTTACGACATGAAGAAAACTGCAGATGATCTTGCGTTCTTCGGTTACGACGCAGTGTAAGGAGGTTTCGCCATGAGATTAATTGCAAAGAAGCCTTGCAGTTATGGCGGTAAAAAATTCTTCATCGGGGATGAAATCCCGGCAGAACTCGTGGTAAACATCGAGAGAGAAGAAAAGCTCGGCGTAATCTCAATCGCAAATGACGAAGCAGGGGTACCGGAACAGTCCGGTGCCCTTTATTCGCAGGAGCAGGTAGACAAGATGATGGCCGATGCAGTCGCCAATGCAAGCAAAGGATTTACGCAGGAGCAGGTGGACGAGATGATCCAGTCTGCAGTCGCAGAGCTTAAACCGTTCGACTCCGACAATGCCGGTTTTACCGTGACAGTCAAGGGCGAGGGTGACAATGTGACGGCGGTTTCCTGCAGTGCAGAGGATATTCAGTCTGTGGTCGATGTACTGCAGATGAATGCGGACGATGGTGCAAAGGCAGTAGCCAGTGTGAAGTCCGATAGCGTTCTGATTCTGCTTCACGCCTTAGACACACGTGCTACGGTCAAAAAAGCGGCTCAGAAACAGCACGACACCTTATTCTCCGCCGAAGGCAATTCAAACGAATCCGCAGGCGGTAACGCAACCACAGACAGCAATACGGAGGGAGCTGATACCTAATGTCAAAAGGTGCATACACATATGAGCCGGGAAACATCACAGAATTTGGCAAAGATCGTATGAGGTTTGAGCTTGGAGACACGATGGTAGAGGGCCTGGCAGATACGACGGCATTGACCGACGAGGAGATACAAGCAGCAATCGACGCATACCCGAAAAAGTGGAAGCGAGCAAAGCTGATGCTCCTTGAAAGTCTGTGCCGCCGCTTTGCGTATGAGGTCAACACAAAGACCGGTCCTCTCAGCCTGGATATGAACGGCAGGGCGAAACTTTGGAAAGAAGATTACGACAAGCTGAAAAAAGAGGTCCAGGCAGAATCAGTGTCAGTGCCACGGTTTGGAAATGGGGTAGATGGTCCGCCTTACTTCCATACCGGAATGCACGAAAACGAGAGGGTGTGGAACGGATGATAAATGCGAGATTTATGTATTTAAGGCCGGGAAACCTATTCAAGGATTTTGTTGTCGAGTCAAATACGCAGGTTGTAACAGCGAGCGGAAGGGTAGCAAACGCACCAAAGGGAGACGGCTCAAAGATCATCAGAGGATGTCTTGCTGAGTCCACGAAGGAACAGAAGGAATCTCATTCAACGAGAGACCGTGTTTGCACCCATACGATTGTGCAGGCAGGCAGTCCGGAGGCAAAGAAGTCCGATAAACTCATACTCGGAAATCGCACGTTTTACATTATCGACCTGGACGAGGTGGGTAGCTTGGGTATATCCACAATCTACTACGCCGAGGAAAGGAAGGATGTCAAGTGAAGCTGTGGAACGATGGAAAAGCAGGGAGTGCAGGAAGTGCCATAAGGGCAACAGTCAAAGGACAGGTAGCCAAAATCAACCGACAAGTCGTAGCCAGGGGCGTTAGGGCAGTGAATGCCATGAGGAACGCAGAGCTGGAAGTGCTAAAAGGTCAGAGAAGCGGGCGAACATATCGCAAACCGCACAGCAAAGCGACCTACACAGCTTCGGCACCAGGAGAACCACCGGCAAGACGTACAGGAAATCTCCGTATGCACTGGAATGGCCAGGTAAAGAGTGAAGGCAGTACCGCTGGTGGCGGAGTCCAAATCATTGCAGAGCTGGAAAGCCAAGAGAAGTATGCTGGCTACCTTGAAAACGGAACGAAGAAAATGGCAGCAAGACCATTCGTAGACAAGATCAAGGAGAAGGCAACCCCGGAAATTGAGAAAATTTACAAGGAGCCGTATGGCTAAGGAGGCATGATATATGGCACTGGTAGTAGAACAGCCGATAGCAACCTTCGATTTGAGCGAGATTGCCAGGGGCGATTTGGTCTATGGCAAGCATCGCACATGGCCGGAAGGTAAAGCCGGATTTGTAACATCAGCCACCGAGAAGGAGCTGATCGTCCAGTATCATCCGGGTATCGGCAATGTAACTAATCACTTTCGGATTCCCATTGATGAAGCGGTAGACGCTCAGTGGGAAATCCGATATTCACACGATATGTCGGAGGTCAAGACCTACGGCATCGAAAAGCAGGACACTGAGGAAGGAGCGACAGAGTGAAGCTGGAAGAACTGATTCAGAAAAGGTTCGTCAGTACGGCAGCACTCGCAGAGAGGCTTACAACCTACAACGGTGTGCCTGCTGTTTTTAGTCCGGAAGCACCGGGCGACGAACAGGATGGGTGGGGCGGTGAAACGCAGTACCCTATGGTAACTTACAACTACGACCTGCAGGCAAACGAAGAACGAAACAGTGCCGGTAGTCTTTCGGTATCGATATTCTGTCAGAACACAACAGATGTATTCCCGGAGGACATAGCGCCTATCGTGAAGGAATGCCTGCGTGATGTGATCCTTCTTCCGGAAGGCGGTACGCCGTACTGCTTTACCTGGGCGAGAACGGATGCGTTCACTATGGGCGAGGATGCAGGAAAAGCCGGTGTTGTAATCGGCTGTGAAGTCAGATTTGACATCCTGGAATATCCGTCTATGGAGACGTCCGATCCGGACCCGGTAATGGCGGTTGATAAGTATATCAAGGAGTTGTACCCGGAATGCCTGGTTATGGGATATGACCGGATGGAGGAGATAACCGAAGCCTCAGCGGATCAGCCGGTGGTTTACTGCAGACTGATTTCATCTGAGAAGCAGGAAGAAACGAATACAGTAGCCTGGATGGACGGTAGAATTGCCGTCCATGTTTTATGCCCGGAAAGCACAGTGAGATTGAAGATGGCCGCAGATATTGCCAACCACCTGTCACTCGACGGAGAGGTAATTATGCTGGACCATTCGCCTATGTTCATCAAGAGACTGCAGGTGAATTACAAATCTGACTACTTGAAGGAAGGCCAGGTATTCATCACAGGTCACTATGGATTGCTTAGGTACAAGGCTAAGCCTCACGTGCTTATGGCAGCTCATGGAAATTACAGTTAAGGAGGTAAAGCATGGCTAAGGAAACAGCAACTCCGGCACCTGCTGAAACAAAGGCAGAAAAGAAGCCGGAGAAAAAGGCCCCTGCAGAGTCCGTTTACACAGTAAGCGAGCTTGCAGGCAACGCAAGAAGCGTATTCGGCACAATGCAGGAATGCGTTGTAGCCGCTCTGAAAACTGACGGCAAAGCCGAGTACACAGTATCAGAGGCAAAGGAAATTGTAAGCAAGTTCTTACAGAAGGAGGTTAAGTAGAAATGGCAGGAACATTCATTTTAGGCGAAACTAAGGTGCGTCCTGGTACCTATTTCAACATTCAGAAGAAAGGCGGAAATGCCGCTGCTGGCGTTATGAATGGTGTTACCGCAGTAATCTTCCGTGCAGATTTCGGTCCTCTCAACGAGGCAATCGAGTTATCTGCAGAGGATGGCTACGAAGGAACATTCGGTACCGCACTTACTACGGACGCAATGAAAGAGGCAATCGCCGGTGGCGCAAAGACGATCATCGCCTGCAGAGTCGGTAACGGCGGCACTCAGGGCAGTATCAAGTTGCAGGACAGCGAAAGCACAGATGCAGTAAGCATCACAGCAAAATATCCCGGAGCAAAGGACTTTGTAGTAACAGTCCGTGAAAAGCTCTCAGACAGCACTCTCAAAGAGTGCATTTTTTATGCCGGTACAACAGAGTTTGAGAAGGTGGAATTTGCCGCCGGAACAGACGAAGCTAATGCCCTTGTGGATGCGCTGGCGTCTTCCAAGAATTTCAAGGCAGAGGTTATCAAGTCCGGCACCGTAACATTACAGAACGTGTCTCAGTCCCAGTTTACAAAGGGAACTGATCCGCAGGTAACGAATGGGGACTACTCCAATGCGTTTAAGCAGGTAGAGGCGTATGAGTTTAACACGATCTGCGTCGATACCGAGGATACTTCGGTACATCTGCTTCTGCAGAGCTTCATCAATCGTATTTTTGATGCGGCATCCCTTACACAGGCTGTCGTTGCTGAGAAGCACACGGTAGACCTGGAAACAAGGGAAGCACACGCTGCTTCATTCAATGACGAGAAGATGCACTACGTTCTCAATGCCCATGTGAATGAGCAGGGTACGGAGATCGACGGTTATCAGACTGCAGCACGTATTGCCGGTATGATCGGCGCAGTAGCGGCAAACTCTTCACTCACTCATACAGTAGTCAGCGGCTTCTCCGAGATCAAGGAAAAGCTGACAAACACTGAAATGATTGCTGCAGAGAAGAAAGGCTGCCTGGTACTCAGCTATAACAAGGCTAAGCAGGTGTGGATTGATAATGCAATCAATACCCTCATTACGCCGAAGGACAACCAGGACGACGGCTGGAAAAAGATTCGCCGTGTTAAGACTCGTTTCGAGCTTATCAGACGTATCAATACCACCTCTGACAACCTGGTAGGCAAGGTAGACAACGACACCAACGGTCGGGCAACTGTAATTTCTCAGTTGCAGGCAGTCGGTGATGCAATGAGAGAGGAAGGAAAGCTGGTAGCCTGCACAGTAAGCGAGAGTTCTGCTTACACAGCAGACGGAGACTCCGCATGGTTCGACATCGATGTTATCGATAAGGATTCTATGGAGCATATCTACCTCAGCTTTATTTTCCGTTTCAGCACCAATGAGTAGAAGGAGGTAAAAAGCGATGATTAGAAACGAGAGAGCCGCCGGTGATTCAAGACACGCACGTACCGGTAAGGACGGAGCGTTCTACAGCGAGGACGGCGTTTTACTTGCGACCGTTGATACGTTCACTTCCAACGTGAACTACAACAATGCTAAGTACAGTGTGCTTGGAGATGCGCAGGAACATGAGACAGCCAACACATTTGCTGTCAGCCTCACGATGTCTCAGATCGTAGTAGAGGACGACCAGTTCTTTGTAGAGGTCATGGAGGCATTAGAGACTCAAATCCCGCCGCACTGGAACTTCCAGGGTTCACTTCTCGGACGTAATGGTTCTGAGGAGCGTGTGGTTTACAAGGAGTGTATCCCTTCCGGACAGATCGACATTCAGAATGTCACTGTCGGCGATGTTATCAAGAGAAACTGGAACTTCTTTGTCAACAGACCGCCTAAGTTACAGTCATTACTCGGCGTAGACAGATAAGAGGTACCACATAAGAAACCAGTAGGGGAGCCGGAGCGGTTCCCCTTTATTTAATCAAAAAGAATTGGAGGACATTCAAATGGCTAAAGAATTTGTAAAAGGCGTAACAGTAGGCGAGGCAACAGCTGAGGAGAATACTCAGCCTGCAGTAAGCACAGTGGAGACAAACGAAGAGGAAACAAAGCAGGTAATCAGAGCGAATGAGGAGGACTTCATCGCAGGTCTGATTGCGGCTGCAGATTTCGCTTCCGATGAAGAGGAAACACAGAGAATTGAGATTGTCAGAAACGGCAAGCTCGCTTTTGCATTCTCTATCAGACCTCTCGGCTCAGAGGAGTACGACAAGTGCCGTAAGAAATTTACAAAGTATGTTCGTAATAAGCAGCTTGGTATCAAGATGCCGGAGGACACAGACCGCATCAAGTACCAGTCAGCAATCATCCATAAGGCGACTATCGCAGAGGATAGAGAGAAGTTATGGGACAACAAAAAGGTATGGCAGGCGCTTGAAAGCAAAGGATTTCAGATTATGTCCGGCCTGGATGTAATCGAGTACACACTTAAAGCTGGCGAGAAAGACCGCATTATTGATGCGATCGACACCCTCAGCGGCTACGAGAGCAACATTGAGGAAGTAGCAAAAAACTAATTGAAGCCGGGGGCAAGATGTGCTTGCTACATCACATATTCCAAAAGACAGGAATAACCCCCGATGAATTTTACGAGAAACCGAAAGGCGTGCAGGCATTCATGCTTGCGTCTATGCGGACAACCCTAGAATCACAGAAAGGAGGTAATGACGGTGGCGGAAACACTTAGAATCGAAATTCCTATTGAGACGGTTGATAATACAGATCCGGGAGTCTCCAATGCTGCGAAGAAATTCGAGAAGATGGAACGAGCGGCCAATAGTGCGAATAGTTCAGCCAAGAAAGCGAGCGACACAGTTTCCAAGTTTGACAAGCAAGCTCAGAAAACCGAGAAGAGCCTAGCAAGCTGGGCGAAAGAAAAGTACGAAGTCCTGCTTGAAGCAAAGGAACGGATCAGTCCGGTACTCTCTACGCTGGGTAATGGGCTAAGGAGTTTTGCAGGGAAAACGTGGAGCGTTACAATGCGAGCGATTGACCTCATAACCTCTCCGGTTCGAGGGATCATAAACCTGTTGAAGAATCCGATCTTCCAAGTCGGAGCGGTCCTTGGAGTCAGTATCGGTCTGAAAGACACGATAGAGACATACAAGGACTTCGAGGCCGCAATGTCACAGGTCCAGGCTATAAGCGGAGCCACCAGCACAGAGCTTGTCAAACTGACGAATAAGGCAAAGGAAATGGGTGCAACCACGAAATTCACAGCCGAAGAGTCAGCGCAGGCGTTTAACTACATGGCAATGGCTGGATGGAAAACCGACGATATGCTGAACGGTATCGAAGGCATTCTCAGCTTGGCGGCAGCTTCCGGAGAAGATTTGGCAACGACATCCGATATTGTTACGGATGCACTTACGGCGTTCAACATGAAAGCCGGTGATGCCGGACATTTCTCAGATGTTTTGGCGGCGGCTGCATCAAATGCGAACACGACAGTCTCCGGAATGGGCGAGACTTTCAAATATGCAGGCTCTATGGCAGGATCGCTCAGTTACTCCATAGAAGATGTTGCTCTTATGACAGGCTTAATGGCGAATACTGGAATTAAGGGGACAATGGCCGGTACGGCACTCAACTCAATATTCACGAGATTATCGACGAACACCAATGGAGCGGCTGATGCTATGAAAGACTTAGGCATCAGCTTTTTTGATTCCAACGGACAGGCCAGGGATTTATCTGATGTGATGGGTGAGTTAAGGACGGCTACGGCAGGTATGACGGCTGAGCAGAAGTCAAACCTGGCAAATACAATCGCAGGAACACAGGCACAGAAAGGTTTGCTTGCTATCTTGAACGCCTCGGAAGAGGACTACAATAAGTTGGCAGATGCCATCAACAATGCAGACGGAGCAGCAGCGAATATGTCTGAAACGATGATGGATAACCTGCAGGGTTCTATCACATTGCTGCAGAGTGCAGTAGACGGAGTGAAAATCTCATTTGGTGAGAGGTTATCTCCATACGTGAGAAGCCTGGCAGATTGGCTTACCGATCAGATGCCAGCGGTTGAATCCGGTCTTGATGAAATGATGGACTTGGTAGATACAAAAGTGGACCGCATGAAGAAGAAATTCCATGACTTAACAGAGTCAGAAGAATGGAAAAACGCAGATTTCCTCGGCAAGGTGAAACTGAGCTGGGATGAATTTATTGCTGATCCGTTCAAGGAGTGGTGGGACACCAAAGGAAAGGCAAAATTTGCTGATTTCGCCGGAGACATCGGAAAAGGCATCGGTAGCGGAATTAAGATCGGCGTCATGACAATGCTCGGTATTGACATCTCGGAAACATTCGACGAGGGAACCAGCATCGGAGCGTCGTTCGCTAAAGGATTCTCAGAGGGATTTGATTTCGATGCCGTGTCTGCGAAGTTGATGGATGGACTCGGTAATTTAGTATCAAATGCGGGCAAACTGCTTCCGGGCGGTAAGTCTGCAGATTTGTCGTCTGTATTCTCGGCGGTATTGCTCGGTAAGATTGCCAGTCCGTTTATCAGTCTTGGCAAGGGGGCAATCAGCCTGGGGAAAGCAGGAAAGACGGTATTAGGTTCGGGAACCGGAGAGATGGGACTTGGGACAGCGATGCTTGGCTCGTCCGCAATGGGTACCGGACTTCTTGGAAAGTCAGCAATGCTGGCAATCAACCTCGGAGCAGGAAACCTGGCCGGGGGAGCATCACTAAGCGCAGGAGCTTTATCTGCAGTCGGAATGGGTGCAGGAGCAGGAGCGATTGCCGGTGGTGCAACACTCGTAAGTAGTGCAATGGATTTGTATAAATCTATCAAGTCCGATAATAAGGACGAGAAAGCCGCTTACGGTGGTTCAGCTGCTTGGAAAGCAGGCGGTGTTGCTGCCGGAGCTGCCGCTGGTGCAGCACTTGGTTCTGTTATCCCAGGTCTTGGTACAGCTGTCGGTGCTTTAATCGGTGCCGGTGTTGGCGGTATTGCAGGCTGGGTAAAAGGCAACAAGGTCAAAGAGGAGTACCAAGAGAACGTCGAAGAGATGCAGAAGGAAGCTGAGAAGGCACAGAAAATCTTCCAGGCAACCGGATTATCAATCGAAGATGTGAAGTTTCAGAATAAGGCTCTGCAGGACGCTATGAACGATAGCGAGGTTTCTGCAGAGCAATTTGCACAGATGTTCCAGGAAGAATGCGAGAACGTGGCAAAGAATGCTTTCGGAAAGGTGAAATTATCCTTGCAGGAAGTTAAGGAGATTGCCAGTGACATCACATTTGGGGATATGGCAGACAGTTTGAACAACTTTACGACAGCAACCAATGACACACAGCAGGCGTTAAGCAGCCTGCAATCATCAGTAGCAACCTTGAAAAAGGAAAACTGGAAAGTCAGCTTAGGAATGAAACTGGACGAACTGCAGAAGGACGATTACAAAACTGCAATCGAGAATTTTATCAGTGATAGCCAGTCCTACATCGACAACAACCACTACGAGGCAACGGTCGCTTTGAAATTGCTTACCGGAACCGACGCAGACACCAGCGGTCTCGACAGCTACTACGGTAGCTTGAAGAGTCAGTTAGAAGATTTGGGTTCACAGCTTAATGGAAAAGTAGATATTGCCATGGAAGATAGCGTTATTACACTTGATGAAGCGGCGGAGATTCAGAGCTTGCAGGATCAGATTTCGGCTATCACAGGAAAGATTTCGCAGGCCAGGACGGATGCGGAATTTGACACGTTGAAGATTAAGTATTCCGGCGCAGAGCTGGATATGGATAGTTTCAATGCTTTGCAGGAAGAGCTGCAGGCGGAAGTTACATCTGCTTCGGATCAGTACGAGCAGGCACTTACGCTGACACTCACGAATCTTAAACTGCAGCTGGCAGACGGAGCAATCACACAGGACGAGTACGATGCGGCGGTAAAGGAAGCAACAGACGGATATTATGCACAGATTGGAGATATAAACGCAAGGGTATCATCTTTCAACCTGGAAACAATAGCGGAGGCGTGGGATTCATCATTGCAAGGCTATATGCCGGAGATTGAAGGTACCACGAAGGAGAAACTGGAAACAGCTTTGAACAATGCTTTGTTGGCACATCCGGATGTAAAAACCTGGACTGCGGCAGATGTGGCAAGCTGGATGGGATTGGATAAGCTCAATCTCGATACAGCGGTTCAGACAGACATTGCGACACAGATTTTACAGACAGCACTTGCGGTACCGGAAGGCACCAAAGAGAAAATTATGCAGGATTTCAAAGATTCTGTACCGACAGCAGAGGAAATAAAGGAGGCAATCGACTGGGATTCAATGACAAACCAGGACTGGCAAGACCTCATGGAGTCTATCACGGGCCCGACAGAGGGCGAGTCAATCGGTTTGACCTCAGACGCATTGAAACAGAAAATGTCTGATTATTACGCAGACTGTTTCGAGCAGGTAAAGACCTCATATTCGGAGGCTCTTCACAATGCGTTGGAGAACAGCAACAGCGAAGAAACGCTCAGTTCGTTCATGCAGGAGTATATGCAGAATCAGATGCAGGATTTTGATTTTTCAACAGTAATGGAGAATTACGGTCCTATATCGAATGAGTATTTCGCTACGCTACAGTCCGAATGGCAGACGGCCGGCACAAACCTTGGAACGTCACTCAACACAGGAGCGTCAACAAGCCTGACCGGAGGATCAGCACAGCTGAGAACCAGCTTGCAGACATCATTGAACACAGCAACGGCAAGTCCGTTCAACATCAGTCCGACGGTAAACGTAAAGCCAAATTACAATCTGCTGACATTGCCACAGATTCCGACAACAACACCGGCGAAACACGCTGCAGGTGGTCGAGTTGGTGGCGGCCCACAGCTGTCATGGCTGGCAGAGGAGGGTTGGGACGAGTTTGTTATTCCAACAAATCCAAGCCGAAGGACAAGAGCACTTGAATTATACGAGCAGGCGGGCGAGGCTCTCGGTGTTTCAAAACACGCAGAGGGCGGTCACATAGAAGGCTCAAATTTAAGTGATATGGTATCAGACCATAATTTATTCACTGAGGCGACAAGAAACGCATCCTATGGCTATAACGAAACCACAGAAGGTAATTACGAGGACAACTCAGCAGAAACATACGCTCCGGTAAGCTCAGAGGTTCCAACCTCTACACCGCAGACCGGTCCGATCAGTGTGAATGTTGCTGTTAGTCCGAATTTCCAAATTGAGGCAAAGGAAGGTCAGAGTGAAGAGGATATTGTTGCTGTAATCAGAAGGCATTTAGGCGAGATCGCAGATGAACTCGGCGGAAACATCGCCGACAAGCTGAGTGAAGTATTTGCCAATATGCCAGTATCAAGCACGAAAGGAGCGTAGGCTATGAATATTAAGCTGATTCCGGTAGGAAAGGGTTCAAAGTTTACGTTCCCTGCGTTGCCGGAGAAGGTGCAAGGCAAATATGCAGCCAAGTACCAAAGTTTTGACATCATTTCCCTGGGTACCGTAAAGGTACCTAAGGGGACAGATGTCTCAGAGTTTTCGTGGGACGGAGTATTTTTCGGACCATCAAAGAAGAATGAAGCAATCGTAAAGAAGAACGCCTGGCAAAGTCCGAATGAGTGCATAAAGATTCTTAATGATTTTATGATGAATGAGACGGTACTTACATTGATCGTAACGGAAACGTGGATAAACGTGGATGTTACGATTTCTTCATTTCAGCCGAAGCCGGTTGGAGCTTACGGGAATGTCGAGTATTCAATTACATTCGTTCAGAAAAAGCCGTTGAAAATCTACAGCACAAATGAGCTGAAAATCACAGCTTTTGTAAAGAAAACCAAGCCGAGGGAGACATCTTCATCAAGCGGCGGCAGTTATACCGTCGTTTCCGGAGATACCCTATGGGGCATTGCCTCAAAGAAGCTGGGAAGTGGGACAAAATGGACGAAGATTTACGATGCGAATAAGGACACGATAGAATCCACAGCCAAGAAACACGGAAAGAGCAGTTCGGATCACGGTCACTGGATATGGCAGGGAGAAGTGCTGACAATACCGGGATAGGAGGCTTGCTATGATTGATTTAGCGAAAATCAAGTACCGGCTGGTTGTGATGGATGAAAACAAGAACCAGTACAACATCAAGGAGTACGTGGAAAACCTCGGATGGGAGGAAAACGATGGCGAGTTAGCCGTCAGACTTTCGTTTGTGGCAAAAAATGATAAGACATCAAAAGGGTATCTGTCAAAGATCATCAAGCCTGGATGCCTGGTCGGGATATTTGCGAATGACGGAGCCTCCAAGGGTGAGGAAGTGGCACGTGGATATGTGGAAACGTGGAATCCGGTTGAGAAAAACGGAGGACACACCTTGAAATGCGTATGCTACGACGAGCTGTATAAACTGCAGAAAAGCCAGGATAACAGATATTTCCCTTCCGGAACCGGCACAAAGTCGGCGATAGAAGGGATTCTTGATGATTGGGAGATACCACAGGGGACGTATCAAGGTCCGAACGCCTCACACGGAAAGACAAAGGCGAATAATAAGTATCTGTCAGACATCATCATTGACTTGCTGGATGATGCAGCGAAGAAAGGCGAGGGGCAATGCTTTGTGCAGGCGAGAAAAGGTCTTACTTCTGTAATACCGAGAGGTACCAATAAGACGGTTTACGTTTTCCGAACAGACAATACGCAGATGTTTAGTCAGAGTATCAGCACGGCAGACATGATTACGAGAGTAAAGGTTGTAGGCCAGGCAGACGACGATGGAAGAACCAGCGTAGAGGCTACGGTGAACGGCGAGACAAAGTACGGCATACGTCAGAGAATCTACACGAGAGGAAAAGACGAGAGCCTGGCAGATGCAAAGTCTGCAGCGCAAGAGATCTTGGACGAGGACGGAAAGATTAAGAAGGAGATTAAGGTACAGTCTCCGGATGTTCCATTTGTCCGAAAGGGCGACCTGGTATATGTCATTAGCGAGCTGGCTCGGTCGTACTACTACGTGAAGGGAGTCCAACATACGGCAGATACCTACAGCATGGCAATGGACCTGGAACTTGCCGAACCGAAAAAGGAAAAGGCAAAATCCGAAAAAAAGAAAGATTACAACGTGGGCGACATCGTGAACTTCCATGGTGGAACCCATTATGTGAGCAGTTACCCAGGCTCAAAAGGCTACAACGCCAGGGCAGGAAAAGCAAAGATCACGATTAAGAACGGCTCCGGAAAAGCACACCCTTGGCATCTGATTCATACGGATAGCGGAAGCAATGTATATGGGTGGGTTGACGACGGGACCTTTGATTAAAGGCAGGTGAGACAGATGAATGAATTTGACGGACATCCGGGAACAGCAAAGCTGGCCGGAGTGCTGAGCGACAGAATGAAGAGAGAAAATGAGTCGCCGCTTACATTGGACTTTGGAGAAATTCAGCCAAATTTGAGCTTGAAAACAAATTCATTTCCGGTGGAAATACCAAAAGGAGATTACTCGGTTTGCCGACTGGTAGGAGGACTCAGCTACACCATAACGGGAGGCGGGCATTCCGGTCACGAAAACCAAACACCAAAGGTAAACACAGGCGCACATACGCACACCGCTGAACCTCCGCAAATCAAAGCCGGAGACAGAGTTCTTGTTGCATGGATTCAAAGCGAGGCAGTAGTGATCGATGTTGTAAAGAAATCATAAGGAGGCGAGGCAAATGTCACAGCCACTATTTCCGGTTGTTGAGGTACCGGATTTTATCTCGGAGGACAGCCAGTACGACACTCAGTACAAAAGGAGTATGAAGTGGGACCCGGAACTGGGAGACTTCGTGAGAGATGGGGCGCACCGGATTAAGGAATGCGACGGCAAAGAAGCCTTCGCCATTTGGTGTTTTAAGATTGCACAGACAGAGCGGTACCGCTGTTTGGCGTACCCCGATTCAATCGGTACCGAAATGGAGCGTGCCATGGATAACGACGATGAAAAAACTGTTGAGTCCATGGTGGAAAGAACAATCACAGATGCAATTATGGTAAATCCCCGGGCAGAAAATGTCCGGGATTTTCAATTTACCTGGGAAGGCGATCAGATGCACGTAACCTTCAAGGTAAAGGGTAGCAACTGGGATGAAGAAATAGAGATTAGCTTGTAAAGGAGGTGGAGAGTATGCAGCCGGAATTTAACAGACCGGAGTTCCTGGAAGGAAACTCGGCAGAGGAAATTCACGAGCGAATGATGAATAACCTGCCGGACGACATCGACGATATGCCGGGTGGGTTTCCGTATGATATGACGATGCCTGCAGCATTGGAAAAAGACGAAATTATCAATTTCCATATCGTAAGGGCATTGATGATTGCGTTCCCGGAATACGCCTGGGATGAATGGTTAGACCTTCACGGTCGCCAGGTACATCTCACAAGACACGAAGCGGAACCAGCTTTTGGCTATGTGAAAATCACAGCTGCAGAAGGAACCGAGATTTTATCCGGAACGGTATTCTGTACGGCGGCAACCGAAACCGGCCCGTCGATTGAGTATGCCACCACAGAGGATGCGGTTGTTGGAGGCGAAGGATCAGTGCTTATACCGGTATCAGCGGTTGAAGCAGGCACAGGTTCAAATGTAGCGGCGAATACGGTCGTGCTGATGATGGTACCCGATAAGAATGTGACCGAGATTAACAATCCGGAGCCTATTCGTGGCGGTACTGAAAGAGAGACAGACGATGATTTTTACGACAGGATCGCTGTAGAGCACGACAACAGCATGACATACCTGGGGAACGATACGGACTATAAGAGATGGGCGAAACAGGCGGGAGCAGGAGATGCAATAGTTATTTCTACGTGGAACGGTCCCGGTACAGTGAAACTGGTGCTGGTAGACGGAAACGGAAAACCGGCCAATGCGAAGCTAGTGCAGGATGTGTATAACTACATCGTTTCTCCGAGTGATAGGTCAGCAAGATTGCTTCCTACTGGAACAGCAGAACTGACTTGTACGGCAGCCACAACGGTTGCCGTAAATTATGTTATTGCAGGACTCAGCTACGATGAAACAACCGGCATCGAGCAAATTAAGGCAGACTTTACGGAAGCCGTGAGAGCGGTCTATGCACAGGCGAAAACCGAAGGAGTTCTAAGGTACAACGATGTAAGACCGTTGATTTCTGCAATCGCAGGAGTCGAGGACTTTGAAACATTCACGATGAATGGGAAAATGCAGAACATCACTCTGAAAAGCGAGGAGTACCCGGACACCGGTACCCTTAATTTTAGTTAGGGGGTGTGAATGTGGAAAAGTTTGATTTAGAGAATTTCCCGGTCAGTGAGAGTGCGAAGAACATGATTGCCTCAGTGTCAGACGGCTTTTACGACAATTCCTATGTTGGAAAGTGGCTGTTCGAGGTCATGGGTCAGGAGTACGACGCAGCAAGAGAAATAGCTGAGGATATTCTGAACCAGCTGTTTCCGGAAACTGCCACCTGGGGACTGATGTACCACGAGATTAAATGGGGACTGCCGGTGCGAGAAAACCTTCCATACGAGGAGAGACGGCAGTTAATTTACCGGAAGAGAGACTACAGGGCGCCAATGACACCTTATCGGATGGAAGGGTACTTAAAAACCGCCACCGGATTTGATGTACGAATTGCAGACATAAATGATCCGGGAGATTATGGTTTCGTGGCACCACACCCGAATGTGTTCAAAGCATATTTCATGGGCGAAGGGACACTTGCATCAAAGCGAGCGAGAACTATGCTGAATGAGCTGAAACAGTCACACACGATGTTTACGATGAATGACCGAACCGAGATTGTATCAGACAATCGGAACTTAGAGGAGATGAATCTGAAAAAGATAATCTTCCATATCGCAGAGTCATTTTGGTATAGCGATCTGCTGGATGGAAGAAAACTGCTGGACGGTTCCAGCCTTCTTTATCCGTATATGAGATACAATCTGATGCTTGGGTTTAAGTATATGCTCGGTGGATTTACAACACCGACAGACGCAGACCTGCAGAAGGTAAAATTCAGAGCAGAACAGGAAACAGAAAATGATGTCAAGGCAGGAGCAATCCGGATCGCCTCGGACATCATTTTTTGGAATACGCACCTATTGGATGGTTCGTGGGATTTGGACGGCTCACATAGGCTTGATGTTTTGAGAGGCTATGAATTGGGTGTCGCAATCGTTGCAATGGTTGCCTGCGCCTATAACGAGGTTACAGAGGTATTAAAACTAAGAAGTAGATATGAAACATTGACAGGCTCAGACATTGGTTCAGTAATGCGTTCCAGGTTTGAGCTTGATTTTTGGAACACCGTCTATTTGGATGGAAAGTTACTGCTCGACGGCAATACGACGTTGGGGTATAAAGCCGGTAACAAGAGACTGGAATCATCAGTTACGCACAGATTCGGTATCGAAAGAGAAGATGAAGATGCAGAGGTCCAGGTCGTTACCAAGACAAGGAATTACTGGTTTCTTGACGGCTGCAATACGCTGAACGGCAAGAAGAACCTTAATTCAATCTATAGAAAGGAGTATATCCAATGAGTACAGAAAAGAGCAAAAATGTGGTAATCACAAAGAAGGCCAGGGAGAACCTGGTTAAGGCGAGAGCCGGTGCGGTCACACTTCCGAAGATTATCGGTATGGCGTTTGGAGAAGGTGGAGTGAACAGCTCCGGTACGGTCATTGCACCGTCGGAATCCCAGTCTAAGCTCAACAAGGAATTGTTCCGCAAAGCCATTGACGGTTACAGCTTCCCGAACGACACGACCTGCAGATACGAATGTACCCTTGTAGAGAGTGAACTTGCTGGAAAAGAAATCAGCGAGATCGGACTGTACGATGCCAATGGCGACATTGTGTGCATCAAGACCTTTACCAGGAAGGGCAAGGACGATGATGTAGAGCAGACATACGTGCTTGACGACATCTTCTAAGCCGGAAAGGAGGCAAAACGTGAAGAATTACACACCGAAAACGAGAAATTTTTCTCAGTCCGTGCCGAATGTTGAGGTTACGGATACAAACCATGCAGACAACATCAACGCAGCATCTAAGCAGCTGATTGAGAATGACAATTATCTGAAAGACAGAATGGACGATGAAGGTTTTTCTCTCGTGGATGGCGTTCTGTGTCAGACATTTGAAGAATAAGGAGGCATACAAGAATGAGTAAAGTAACAAAACCGGTAGTGCTGGACGAAACAGCAAAGCAGGTCGTAGCTCAGATTCAGTTACAGAATGAGATTTTGACATCACTTGCCAGCGGCATTAACTATAAGCCGACATCCATCAAAGACGTACTTAATGTTGTACGCGCAGGCCAGGCAAGTAAAGTGTTCCAGGTGGGCGATCAGATCATCGTTCCTTGGACGGATATTACAAACGGACAGAAGTATGAGGTACCGCTCGATATTACATCATTTGGCACTTCTACGCTGCAGGACGGCGAGGAACTTCCGAGCATGACCGTACAGTGGCACTATGCCACACCGTTTGGAGTGCAGTTCAATCAGTACCAGGCGTTTTTCTATGCGACAGAAGGACTTGCTGCAGGAACGTACTATATTGAGATTGGCACTACATGGGGTGACAAAGGATATTGCGTAGCCGGAAAAAAATACCAGTTTACGCTCACAAAGCCTGTGCCAGCAGGCGGACAGCTTGCCGGATTCAGAGGCGCACCGGATCAGGCACCT